AATTGGCTAAAGTTTTGCATTTGTAATAATAGCTTATCATGTTTAGGCATATGTGTCAATCATATATGCGACTAGTTTAGTTGTATTTGAGACATATTAGTATTTGTTAATATAGTTTTCCAAAAGGCCCGTACTGATTGCCTAATTTTATTGAAAGGAAAACCAAATCAGTCCAAAAATCATCATAATCGGTAGCATTTTTCTCTTTAATTTTTAAAATATCATATAAAAATTTCAGTTGCATAAGTTTAGAGTTTGCTACCTTACTCTCACCTATACCTTTATTAAACATAGCCTCTATATTAGTTTGAAAGTCTTGTGCGGCAGCAGTTTTGCTACCTGTAAGCCTAGTATCGACTTTAGGATAAACATACTTAAAAGTCTCTAACCACCCCTGGCCGCCATGTTCACCTGCCGACCCTCTCTTGGCTTGATCTGCAAATTGTTTAGCATTTACAGGATACTTCGACCAATCTTTTTGAAAAGTTTGACCTCCCTCATCTAATAATATAATGACCGAAGCCACTTGAGCTTTACCACCTCTTGCAGCAGATGCTCCTTTCGGTGTAGATTCCCATTTCAAACCAGCCCATGAAGTTGATGAATTGGATTTGATTTGAAAATTAAATCCAGTACCAGCTGCATTTCTTAATTCTGCTTTACTATCTTGGCTCATATTTTCACTCAAATCTATTATCAATGTTACTTTGGAAAATTTATACTTATTAATTTTTGCCTGTGTCATTGCTGATACATTATATTCTTCAAACAATGCCTCTTTACCTGATATCGCCTTCAATGAAATACCAACTAGTTCGTGATTTGCATACATCCTACGCATTTCAGCATTTAATTCATGTATAGTTTGTGTAGCCTTACTACCTTCAGTAATTTTAGTTAATTTCTCCTTAACCTTTTGGGTTGTAGAAGTAATCAACCACATATCTGCTGGGTTCCAATTATCTTTTTGACTAATACCAAATTTGGTATTTACTAGACCACTAATAAAATCCATAAAGGATGTTGGGCCACTGTGGTCAAACTCAGTCCATCTACTTCCACCAAATTCGTCAAGCATTTTCTTATGTTGTTTCCAATACCCCTCCAACCAAGTTTGATTTACATTCACCTTAACTTCTTTCTGCCAGATAGCATTTAATGCCTTCATTGTGGCTTTATCTTTTTTTAAAGCATCAACACTTACCCAATTCTTTTTATTTGTTCCTAATACCTGTTGAAAAATATATGTAGAACCTTTTTCTTGAGCCCTAGTAGTTGCGGCATTAGCTGGTAATTTACCTGATGCTGAAGCACCACTTTGGCCGCCAAATTCAGCAGATTTTTCTAACCTAGATACTGGTATGGAAATAACCGTGCCTTTACCATCTATCTTTCCTACTACCTCAACATTCCTAACACCAGGAATTAAAGCCTTCTTTGCCTCACTAGCATATTTTTTAAGTATTGTTGCTGAAGCACCACTCTTAGCATCATACTCCCAATCACCTATAACACAACCTGTAGCTACAAATTCACTACCACCCACCATTTCAAATTTATTATTACGTCCATTAAATTTCCAAATCTTATCTATGAAAATTGCTGGCCCACCCTTACCGGGTCTGACCAATGTTGCGGGACTTAATTTTGCCATTCTATCACCTCGGAGTGTTATCTGGCTAATATTTATTAAACTTTGAAGTTGGCGAACCTATCTATTACTTCTTCATCTTGTCCTGTATCTACTAAATCTTCTTGAGCATTCTGTGAAACATCATACAATTTCATCTTGGCTCTGTCTACACCTAGAATAAACTTCTTATTCATAGTTGGATCTGCATATCTATTCTTCAACTGCTTAACTAACATCTGATTTAGTTCGTTCAATTCATCAGATGATATCAATGCGAACATAAAATCAGCAGTCGCCGGTAAACCAAACGATTCGGATGTATCTTCAAGGCCCACATCAGTTGATACGAAACCAGTTCTTGTTGTTTGAGTTGCAGACATAATTGGAAGATTATACTCTACTGCAAGACCTCTCATTTCTTCTGCAATCGCTTTGATGTATGTGTATGAGTTTACATTAGCACCAGCACGAAACCTACTAGAAGCACAGATGTTTATATAGTCTACGAATACTAAGTCTGGTTTAAAATCTTTCTTCAATGCAAGTTCATTAAACAATGCACGGAAATGTCCACAATGAGCTGATGCAGTTGGATACTCTTTGACTATCAGATTGCCTGTAGTTTTCTTTTGTATCTTTTCAAATCTACTCTCATACATATGTCTCGGAAGATCATGCATATCATCCATAGTGATGTTCATTAAGTTTGCATCAATACGTTCTGCAATCTTTTCTTCTGCCATCTCTAATGTGATATAGAGAACATTCTTACCCTGCATTAATGTAGATGCAGCCACATGACACATGAATAATGACTTACCCACACCTGTACCAGCGAGTGCAATATTCAAAGTCTTATTTGATAAACCACCCTTGGTAATTTTATTAAAGAAATCTAAATCAAATGGAATCTTTTCTTCTTTCGCATGATAGTATTCATATCTATCAGCTGATTGTTCCATATAATCATGGCCAACGTGTTTATCAAAAGACACAGAAAGTGCTTCTGATAAGATGCCTGGTAATGCATCTGGTGTTTGGTCTTTAATTTTACCATCTATGATCTGAATGCCGTTGAGTACAGCATTATAGATGGCCTTATCTTTACACCACTTCTCAGTTTGGTCTGTCAACCATTCTAAATCTATTGGTGTTTCTTCTATCTCTGTTAGATAGTCAACTGATTTTTTATACTGATCTTCATTTAATGCTTTGTCTTGAACATCAATAACAAGAGCATCTAATGTTGGGTTTGATTTATACTTCTCTGCATACGACCAAATGGTTTGAAAAATAACTTTCTCAATACCATCTTGGAAATATTCTTCTTTTAAAAATGGGATGACCTTTCGTGTATATTCCTCATTATAAACTAGATTGCTGAGGATCGTTGTCTCTATCCTGTTGGTTAATTTTGATTTGGTCATGCTCTATACCTTCGTCTATTACATTCATTAGAATGTCGCCTATCACTTTATTAAATCTCTCCTGAGATTTATCATTTACTATACCATCTTTATTATACAACACTTCATACTGGAATGTCAAGGGGATCTCAACCATCATATCAGGATCTACCAGTTCATCATTATCATCATAGATTGGAAAGTGAACATTTTTATATAAGTATACTATACCTTCAAACTCACCTTCCTGTAGTCGGAAAGCTTGTTCGTCTGTTTCTTTATGATAAACGTAATGATAGTTATCCATAATGACAATACGAATGTAGTAAATATTTCTTACCCGACTTGGGTTTTAATCCTGCATGATAATATTGCCATGTAGGAGGAAACATTAACAATCGTCCTCTCTTAGCTTTTACTCTATATGGTATGAATGTTCCTGGCTTATTGATATTCAAAAATTGAGTTTCACCACCCTGCTCAACATCATTAAGATATATGAAAAATGAAAGAAATCTTTTAGCTGTCTGCTGATTCATAACATCAACGTGCGGATCAAATCTATCATAATCATTTGCTAAGTATCTTTTTATTCGTGTGGCTTCATAACCATATGTGTCTGGCCACATCTTATCATATACATTACAATCAATTTTATAATGGACGATATAGTCTTGGAACAACTGCAACATACCATTCTGAACTGACTTCCATTCTTCATGTTCTACAAGTGTTATCTGTTCAAAAGAAATAGCCTTATCACCTTCTTCTTGATGTACTGTTTCAAATGATTCATAAGAATCTTCAAACTTGTTTATGATCTCTTTACATGACAATTCATCTATAACATTATCATAAACTTTTATATAATCATCCATAACTAAATTTTTCTTTGGCAAACTTATCCAATTTCTCCATTATCTCTGGTGTAAAATATTTATTTGGATCATTATTAATAGTTTTACCAAATGTTTTTGTACCGTCTGGTAATTCTATACGAGTAGATACTGATTTAAAAATACCAGCCTCTACTGCCAACTCCAACAACCCATAATGTTTATCTAGTCCTTTAGTGTATGACAAACGAACATCTACCATCTGGTTCTCTTTAGTCATTCTGGATTTATATGTCTTACAATGAATGATACTACCTACCACCTCTGAGCCATCCTTATCTTTTTTCTTGGATAGATAAATGATAGTTGAGGCTGCATACTTCAAACCAGAACCACCACCCATCTCTTTCTGTGGGAACATAGAACCAATCACATCATAGGTATGGTTAGTCATAATCATAGGTATACCAAGCTTACCTAACTTCAAAGTCAATACACGGAAGGTAGCCTTGACGATCTGAGATCGTGTCATGTCTCTGGTTTCTTTTCCAGCTTCAGTATCTTCAATTTCTTTTGTGGTAGATAACATTCCTAGACTATCAAGACATATCAACAAAGGTGGTCTGTCATCTTCATTTTCATATGCTTCAAGCACCTGTAATGCCTGATACCGAAATTCTTGTACTGTGGTTATAGGTAGTATCGCCATTCGTGTAGAATCAATACCACGACTCTCAATCATATCTTTACTGATTGCAGATTCACTTTCAAAGAAAACTACATTGCCTGTAGGATTTTCTTCTAAAAATGCTTGACATACACCTAGGACAAAAAACGTCTTGCCTGTTGCCGACTCTCCCGCAATCGCTGTAATTTTGTTCTGAGGTATCCCACCGTAAATACTACCGCTGCATAAGGCATTAAAAATATAGCTGCCAGTATCCACATAGCCACTAATATCAGCGGTAGAAAGGCCATCAACAACAATCGTTGCAAACTCATTACCTGTCTCCTTTATTACGTTCTTCAAAAATGACATTTTTTTTCTCCATTCTTAATTTAGCCTGATACTTTAGACAGGCTTTTCTATTCACTTCAGGATTGTCAATCCTGTACTTCGTTTTCTTCTTTATGTATTCTGTCCTTTCTTCATCGGACATCTTTCCATACCAATCATACTTACCACCCGACTTATATTTCTCTTTATTCTTTTGATACCACAACCGCTGATACTCTTTAGGGTTATCTGTGGAAAGTCCACCTCTCCAATAGCCGTTGTTTTCTCGTTCATAACCGCCAGTCCATTCTTCTCTGGCTAATTGTTCTTCGGTAGGCAGCTCAATCTTACCTACATCTGCTGGGTCTAAATAGTTATAGGACATCATTCATACCTCTCGTATAATGGTGTTTAGGAGAAGGGGCTGTTGGTAGCAGTCCCTTTCTCTGTTCTATTTATCATAATCTATTCTCCAAATAGTCCTTCAAGTGTAGCTCTACGTTTGTGTCTAAAGAAATCAAAATCTTTATTCTTACCGAAGCACCACACATTTTCAATATATATTTTATTCATAAACTCCACAAGTTCTTCATGTGTCTTAAAAACATTTTTACCTTGTGGCCGTTGCATGATTCTCATACCCACTTGGCCTAACCAGTGCTCACGCAACGAATCTACAAGCTCATCACCAGAACGATGACGAACTCCTTTCACTTTGGGGTCCATAATATTAGTCAATAAAAATCCATTATCACTTAATGAATTAAAACTATTTAGTGCCACCGGAAGATAGAACTCATCTCGCCACTTATCGTATTCACTAAATTTGGCCCATGATTGATCTTCTTCAAATTCACCACCCTTATTATATTCTTCTGTAGAAAAATATGGTGGACTAGTAAAAGCACAATCTACATTCTTAATACTATCCCACGGCAAATCTTCTGCACCACATCTGTATATTTGTGTAGTCTTACCAGGAGATAATTTACTATACTCTTTAATCATTTCAGAGTACATTAAAAATGTCAACGGATTAGGATCACAACCAATATAATGTGTTGCGTCTGATGCAAAGAAACCAGCAAGTCTATCACCCCAACCCATGCTAGTATCCAGTACTGTCTTAGCGCCAGTCATATTATAGATAGTCTTGGCCACGATAGGTTTAAACTGTGTGGCGATGTATGTACCTAAACGAAACGCAGACATATAAACATTCGGAGACAAATCTTCATCGGTATTAATACCTCTCCAGATTGCACCTATAGAACGCCATATCTCTTTTGCAGTTCCGTTTTCCCAGACTTGAGCTGGTGCTTTAAAACTATACGAACCACACCGCAGTCTGAGTTTATTCATAAAGTAATTACTACAAATATTATATACAGATGGTGTATTAATCAGACCTAAGCCATGTTCTGCAAAATTATATTTGTAGTCATCATACTTTTCAAACACCTCACGATCCAAATGATCTGTAGGTGTAATAAACTTTGTATAGTCTGCCGTCTTTAACTTCTGAAAGTTCTTTACCATATCTGCATATGATATTTCTTTAAACGGAAATGGTGGACGTTCTTCTGCAATATAGATCGACAAAGTTTCACGAAAAATCTCCTTACCATATTTTTCAGTGCAGTACTTAAACTCACCTGTATTTAAAACAGGTAGGCCATCAGCATTACAATGTTCCCTTAGATACCAATATAATTCTTCATCACATATCATCCAAACAACGCCTCCAGCGTTCTCTGTGTGCCATAACTTCTATCAATTTCCCAACCAATCGCTTCCATAATAAACTGCAAAGGATCAACATAGGACTTATCAAACTGCAAATCTATATTAATATAATCATGCAATCCAAATTCTTTAGGTAATACACTAAGGAATGAAATAACATTAGCCTGCACCTTGTTAGGAGTTTTAAGTAATAGATATTTAATCTTCTCACCTTCTAAAATCAAAGGATACTTTTTTGTTAGATTCATCGTCTTTAATAGGTGATTATATATTAAAGCACCCTTGATATGCATTGGACATTTCTTCTTAAAAATACCATTACTATCACCCCACTTTCTCAAACCATTTACTGATCTTGGAAATGCAACAGCCTCTACAGGCAAACTCAAAAACTCTTTACGAAAATTCTGTATGAATACATTAACAGCCTTATCATCTTCATTAACTATAACTTTCAATACTTCTTTAATCTTTTCTCTACACGGGCCTGGGGTAGATGATTTGACTGCCTCGATACCCATAATCTTTAACTGAGGTTCTGCATATCTCACACCTTCACTATCATGTACGTTTAAGATGTATCGTTTCTTGGCAGTCCAGATACCCTTATCAGCAATAACCTCTCTGGACATTTCCATTCTCTGAGCATACGCCTTTACATAATCGGCCAGTTCCTCATAGCATTTAGTAATATAAGGTTCCATTTTCTCTTTAGCGATTGTGTCCAAGAAATCAATGACTCGTTCTGTTGATACATCAGTTCCCTCGCCAAAAGATTTACGGACCAATTCGTCAAATGTAACATATATGGAATCTGTATCCGACGCAATAATATAATCTTTGTCTGTTGTCTGTAATATTCCATTGAGGTAGTCATTGACTTTATTTTCAATCCACCTAATAGATAACTGACCTGATGTAGTAATAGCTGTAGCCATTTTCTCATTGTAATAACGAAAATATTGATTACCGATAGCACCATAAGCACTATTGAGCGCAATCTTTCTGGCCATCTGGATGTTATTATACTTAGAAATTTCTTTAAGATACTTGGCATCTTTTGTTTCTTCATATCTCCTTCTAGCATCTAGTGCATACTTCTTAAACTTAACACGATCACCATACATCTTGTCCATTAGTTCTGGTAGAAAACCACTAATGTCTTTTCTGAAACAAGCATTGTTTGGTGTCACTGTTAAATTATCACCCAGCACCTCAGTATTGACTTCCTTATTCAATAACAAGTTAACACTAATCGCCTCAGGAAATCTCTGACCAATCATTGTTTCTGGTGAAATATTATATTGCATAATCAAATGCGGATACAAACTGTTCAAGTCAAAAGACATAACCCACTTGTGTTGACCCGTCTGTGGATCTTTCACATAGGCACCTTCATATTTTGAACCTTTATTATTAACATCTCTCTGAGGCACAACAATATTTTTACTGCGGAGATAGTTATAGATTGTTACATCCCACATACGAACCTGAGAAAATACATCTATATAATTCACCTTAGCTTCATAGGCCATAGTCAGACACAACTCTAGCAATTTCATCTTATCTTCTAATGCATCAACAAGCTCAACATCTTTGATATTATAATCTATGAACGATTGATAATCTTTAGTATACCATTCTCGGAATGTTTCATATGGGTTAGCATCTTTCTGCACACCCAACTCTACACTAGCAATATAATTCAATGCATACGATTCTTGATTCTTATATGTGAACTTACGATACAAGTCCATATAATCCATATTCGCAACACCCCAAATATTATATTTGGTTTGTTCTCTGCCGAATGTTGTAACCTTTTCTTCTGTTACCATATCCCACGGCGACATATTGTTTCGCATCTTATCACCAAATAGTTTAGTGATACGATTAGCAAGATAAGGTATATCAAAGAATGTGGTGTTCCAGCCTGTTATAACATCAGGTTGAACCTCTACCATGAAACCAACAAACTGTTCCAATAGTTCACGTTCATCTATACAATGTATATACTCAACATCATCTCTGGTATTATTGTAATCATAGATACCCCATACAATGATCTTTTTAGTTCTATGATTTTTTATAGTAATGGCGAGGACTTCTTCTTCGGCCACACCAGGATCTGGAAAACCATTCTCTGAAGCCACCTCTATGTCAATGGTCAACATAAGAATTTTATCCATGTTCCATTCTACAAAGCCATCATAGTTATCAGCTATCCATACATACGGATATCTCTCCATACCATGAACAAGATCAGGTTGATCTCTATATTGACCAAGAAATTCTCGGGCATCACCAATAGAGCTCAACTGTATAGACTCTACAGGTTTACCCTTGAGAGTCTTGAATTTGGACTTTTTCTTTGTTGGGAAATAGAACGTAGGTTTATGGCGGACTTTATGCTGCACCCGCTTACCGTTCTCAATCGCACGGATGAGAAGCGTGTTCTGTTTCTGAATTACATTTGTGTAGAAGTTTTCTGCCATAGATATAATTATAACACAAACAATCTATCCAGTCAATACTTTTGCCGTATTAACTTCAGGCACTACAATGCCCGACCCAAACGCCTGTCTATAATTATTTTTTATTTCTTTTGCAGGTTCTGAAATGAAAACAATCCAATCCTTCTCAACTCTAACCTTATTATCTTTGGAAAAAGCTGCCCAAGGACCAAATCCCCATTGCACATTATTACCTCCCTGTCTAGGATCACCCATCGGTATAATAACCGCAGGAGTATCTAACCACAAGGAGATACCATCCTCACCTTCTTCTATTTCTGCTACTACATCTTCGCCCGACTTCAGTCGGAGTAATTTTATTGTCATAATTTATTTACCTATTCAATTTTTTTTAGTACCTATATTATACTTCGTTTCTAACAACCAATCATCCTTCTCTCTAAATGATAAAACTTTAATCTGTGATAATGGAGCTCTAGGTTCACTTTTACCTATCATAGTTACAAGTCCCCAATCTTCTAATAACCCGGCAATTGTATTTCGTCTTTCGATATCATTCGTTGAGATATTAGTTGGCTTACCATCTAATGCAAATAACTCTTTAAAATGTACGATAAAATAACGTCCTTGTTTATGCAGAATGTGACATGATTGGTATAGTTTTTTCTCTTTCCTTGAGGCAACACCGATGCGGGATAAAGTTTCTCTCACTTTGAGGAAGTCGTCGGATTCTGATAACCCGACCTCTAACATCAGGTCAGGTGTCCATTCCAATTCTTCCATGTTTACCACCTCTAATCAATTTTGTTTTTATAATTTTTATCTGCTCAGCAGTCAAAACATCTAAGGCTTGTTTAGCCTTTTCATTACTATAGCCATAATATTCCTTTACATATTCTATATCTTTGACTTTAGAAGAGCGCATCCATTGTGCAAATCTCTTGCGCTTCCTTATACTATTTAGTAAAAAGTCGTTTTGCAATTTGTTATCCAAGAAGTGCATACGGTTCACTTCATTAACATAGAATATAGTATCAGGAAAAGCTGATAAACATTTATTGATTATATAAGCGGGGTATTTCTTCTCCCAAAATTGATCTTCAGAATCCATAAGATTCTTTTTCAGATGGTTGATATTGTTTAAGTAATCTTTAAGTTGATATTGTTCCATACATTTCTCTAATTTGGCTCCGTGACCTGGGCTCGAACCAGGGACAGGCTGATTAACAGTCAGCTACTCTACCTTCTGAGTTATCACGGACTAAATTGTACATTGAAAATTCCACCTGGGCATACTTATAATCATATCATAAAAAGTCTCCGACGATTTAATAGTGCCGTCGGGAAGCACATGATTACAATTATACAGTATTGTCTTGCTATTGTCAATAGAAGAATTGTTTAAATCTATAGGACTTCTATTCTGATGTTTATCTGTCCATTGGTATCCATTTTCCGATCTTTCTTCTAGCTTAAAATCTTTCGCCTTAGATACAATAAAAGAATTCTCTATTAAACTTAAATACTTTCCACTCTTACAATCAAAACCTGCATGAATCATTTGTTGTAAGAATAAAGGAAAGATAAAACTATTAAGATGACCTTCTATTAAAGTTTCCGCAGGATGATTTGGAGCACTAATAATCAATACACCATCATCACTAAGCACATCATAAATTCTATCTAAAAATAGACCAATATTTCTTTGATGTTCTATGACATGAGAACAAAAGATAACATCAAAATTAAATTGTCTTGCCTTAGTGTAACTCATAAAATCCATATTAAAGTCTGCCTTATCAGAATACTTATCCACCCCTGATACATCAAGACCAGCGTGTTTCATTATGTCACCATGCACACCATCACCACATCCAATATCTAAACAAGTCTTATACTTTGATCCTATGTTATGTCGTTCAGCTAATAAAAATTCTATAAGTGCAAACCCACCCCATGTTATTTCATATGTCACCTTGGAAAATATCCGTATGTTGGTTTTGCATCTTTAGGTACGGGTTCAAAATCTTCTTTAGTCTTACCCCTTACCGCCGATATACTTTCTCTGAATATAGCCAACTGACCATAATACAATAACGATCCAATATCTTGTAGTGTATAGTTCTCAGGCTTAACAAAATCTTGTCTCTTAATAATCCAACCACCATCTACACGACCATCTATAAAATGACTAGTCACTGCCACTGGTAAATTATCGTGTTCAATCCAATGAGCAGTATCAAGACCTCTACACTCTGGGATGCCACCCGGATGAAAATTGATTATACCCAAACTAAACTTATCTATAACTTCTTTCTTTAATATTCTTGCACCAGCTATTAATCCAAGCTTAGGTTTCTTCTGTTCTAAAAGATGCAAACACCCCGTAGAGTTATGACCCATACTAAAATATGGTATATTCATCTTCCAACAAATCTCTCTAGTTTCATGCAAACCTAGAGTCGGAACACTAGAGTGGTATTGTTGAGCTGGAATATCCAATATTTGACTAGGCGCACCAATAACAATATCTAGTTTAATGTTATAATACTTCAAATAGAAAATAAAATCTTGAGTCTTTCTATGAGGAAAATCATATGCAAATAAAATCATACCCAATTCTCCTTTACCCACTGTTCATTTACTTGATGTGGTTTAGGTGAGCCATGAAAATAAACAATACTAGTATCTGCAAGTCTATCCCAATGATCTCTGATGTGAGCTTTATAACTTAATATTCTACCTTTAAATATTGTATCTACTCTAGGACTATTACCATACAAGTTTCTCAATACCACCATCTCTGACGGAGCCCCAGGAAACAAATCACAATTTTTCAATATTTCCTTTTCATTATTAATCCAATAGTTCCAAAACTCATTACAGAATGATGGCTCAGCTATAGTCATCGCATTACAAATTTCTTCAGGCCAATATGGGTCTTGACAAACTCCTAGATTGTTATCTCCTAAATCATAATCAAAAATATCATCAAGAGGCCCAGTAATAATAGTATCAATACCCATTGTAACTCGTCTAGTCTTACAAACTTTTGGATGATACCACTCCATTAAACTCATCCAGCCGTATTCATCAACAGACCTATCAAATCTAATCTGTTTTATATTTTCTGTGAATTTATAATTTCGATCTGTAAGACATACAAAGTCAAAATGGCCATTGTAGTTTCTAGCAACACCCCTATAGAGTTTGTCTACCCACGACTCATCATAGATACCCACTGAATGGGCAATAGAAGTATTGCGTCCATCAAACAATGCAACGACAATAGTTATCATTTTAGATGCGTGGTGCGGCCGGTTAGTCCATTTGTTATAGGACTGGGCCTCCATCTCGTCGCTTGAGTTGCGATAAAGGTTTGTCTCGGGCAAGTTCTGCTTCACTGTATTCATAATTATCACTCTCCTTATTTTTACGGAGTAATTTTGCACCATTATTGATATGAAAATTCCAAGCCATTTTAGTCTTGGGAGATAAAGTTACATATCTTTTGATGTGTGGTCGAGTCAGTAGCATTTGTTTCCATAAATCTGTAACTAACAATCGCCCAGCTCCTGCTTGGCGACTCCATACAGTATAGAATATTGCATGGTCTAATCCCACCATAGTATCCAAATCTTGTATTGTTTTAGGTATATCATTACAAAACGCAACACAAATAATTGCACCACCATTTGTAAATACTTCTCTACCAGCAGTATGTCTAAACTCTCTATCAAGTTCTGGTCT